AACAAATATTCCTGATCCTTCTACCGTATGGTTTGAAATACTTCACGGCACAACTACTAATGCGGATTTCACAGTAACACCTCCGCAGACAGGTACACGCTCATCAACTGTTATTAACGATCCGGGTGATACAGTCAAGCAGTTGACAATTGCAAGTGATAGTGAAGTTGGTGATGAGACATTTACTGCACGTCTATATGATGCGGAGACCGGTGGTAATCTTCTAGCATCTATCCCTTATGTGATACAAGGCACTAACACTTCATATGCTTTATCTCCTAGCGTCTCTTCGGTCAATGAAGGTGGTCAAGTTACATTCACCTTTACCACGAATCAGGCAGATGGTACATACTATTGGTATATTCCAACATATTCTGGGTATACAATACAAGAGGCAGACTTTGCTGGTACTATAGGTACAAATACCAATAGAGGTTCATTTGTTGTAACTAGCGGTACTGGTACTATTGTTGTCGATTTAGTTAATGATTCACTTACCGAAGGTGCGGAAGCATTCAATGTTCTTGTAGCATTGTCTCCGAATGGAAGTGTACCTCCTGTTGTGTCTAGTGGAACTGTCACAGTAAATGATACTTCTGCCACGACATTTACCCTTACTCTGAATCCTGCCAATCACGGACAGAGTACTAGCATTACTGAAGGTGCGACTGCATTTCTCCTTATTAATGCAGACACCAATCAACCGAATTTACAGACGAATTATGTAGAGATTACTGGTTCCGGTGTTGTAGGAAGATTCCCTGTACAACAGAAAAATGTTACTAATGGTCAGTATCCTAACAGTCTTTCTTTCGCAACAACGAATAGTAATACCTATCAAGGTTCGCAAGTTGTTACTGCTAAACTATCTACTGGTAACTATGCATCTCTAGGCGGAACAGTACTTGATACACTCACGTTCAATCTACTTGATCAAGCACCTGCAATGACATTGACACCTAACGCTACGACTGGTGATGAAGGCGATACTATAACATATACTGTTAGTGGAACTAACATTCAAGACGGTACTTACTACTGGTACGATCCTGCACTAGTTAAAACTGTCGATGTTCCTTTCGGTCTTGGTTCCGGCACATCACAAATTAATCACCAAGGATCGCAAGTCGATGTAGAAATAGGAATGTCAACTGATGATGCTAATATACCGGGCACAGTTACTGGCGTATTTGCAGATTATCTCACAATGTCTGATCCCACAACTAGGGCAACAGTTACAGGCGAGCATATAAAGTTTGCGTTTCCTGATAACTTTGCTGACGCAACTGAGATTTATGGTACTGTAGCAGTTTCAAGCAATTCTGGCACCTTTGAGTTAGATACTCTTGAGAACAGTGATTATGCGGATGATGTCTATACCATGCGTGTTTTTGATAATGAATTTCAGTATAACTTCAACGGCACGAATCTTGGTCTTGCTACTGCCGCAACTGTTACTATTGCAGACACTAATCCAATAGTAGTTCAGATTGCAGAGACCTATATATCTGGTTCTGATACTGGTCAGGATTATAGTTGGGGCAGAGAAAATGCCAACCCTGCCATTGCTATGTACCTCTTCAATAATGGCATGTTTGGGTACCAAGGCGTTAGCAGTAATGACTCGTATATTTCTCCTCCAGAAGCGCGTGGTCCTGATGATGGTAAAGACTATCAAATGCTGGTCAGAGTATACACTAACTCTGCTAGAACGACTTTATATACTCCGGGTGCTTCTGTTGGAACCATGGGTGCTACCATGACTGGTGGAATACACTACGATCCTTCTACTAATCCTTCATATGATGGAATTACCTGGACTAATGCATCTAATCAATGGTTTAAATTAGGGGAACAACCTTCGAACAATAATAGTTTTACAAGATTTGACTTTGCGGGTGAAGTCTCTTCGCTCTCAACAAAAACTGCGAATTTGTATGTAACGACAGTAATTAAAGAGTACACCGGAACATTAGGTACGGGTACTACGCTACATACTAACAACACTTTAGAATTATTCTTAACCGGAAGAGTAGAAACAAGGTAATACATTATGAATAATATAGATGCAAATGATTTAATATATCAGCAAGATTGGTATGATCTTAGCATATGGTATTGTTTTCTGAATAACACGGACGGTTCAACTCGTTATAGAACACCCGCAGTTTTAAATAATGACGGTAGTATTAATTACACTGAGTCGTACAATGTTATGAATGATTTTCATAAAGCAGAAATGTGGGACTCTTATAGGCAACTAATTCCTAGTGCCGGCAACCCTGCCGCTAACGTATATGTTAATGGTCAAATAAAAAGAGTAGATCGTTTAATTAGTGAGACTGAAGGTCAAGAACTTGTTGATATTATTGAAGCACGGTTTCCGGCATATGATCTTGAAACATCTCCTCTGAATGTTGTGGGGAGTTACGGTCCTTATAGACCACCCTATACTGCGGCATCGTCAATAAGTTTCTATGATCTGGAGATGTTCACTTCAGCGGCCGCGGATTTTAGTAGAATCAATGAGTTTGTACACTCACATCCTCCACATTCAAGATATAATGTAGATTTAAACGTATATACAGATTTGATGCCTTGGTTCGGTTACAAGTTTAACCTTGATGATGACACTGTGTCAATGAAGATTGTTCACCGAAATAAAATATCTACAGTTACTTATCCTCCTGTACCTGAAGTTGTCATACATGAGTTGAAAAATATATATTATGCTAGAATACACAACGAAGATGGCACTATAGATAACATGAACGATGTGTTTTTCGATGCGCATTGGCAAGACGTGCAAGCATATTGTACTGAACATGATTTAGATTATCCGATACCCGAAGGTGTTGATGCTACTCATGTTCTTGTTTGGGGTATTGTGTTTAACGGTACTACCGGTGAACCTGTGATGGTGAAAGGATATGAAAGTAGAGATGTACAACCAACTTGATATAACTGATATTGATAAGAGATTCTGGGATAAAACAAATGAAGAGTTGAGTATTGCCAAGCAAAGATATGTTGATGTTCGTATTGAACAACTTGCCGAAGAGCGAGATAAGAATACTGACACCTATGACATAGCGTGGTATAATCGACTCATCGAAGAATTGACTTGGGCAAAACAAATGTCCGAGCGAAAGAGATAATATATGTCAGAAAACAATAACATTGATGCAGACTACAACACCTCTCGTGACACATACAACGACCTGATTGAGAAAGGTCGTGAGTCTTTAGAGTTGATGATTGAAGTTGCCCGTGAGAGCGAACATCCTAGAGCGTTCGAAGTTCTTTCTGGTATGATTAAAAACATATCTGATGTTAATGATAAGTTGATGGACTTGAATAAGAAGTACAAAGAAGTCACCGCAACTACTAAACCCGCTTTAGACGCGCCTAGTACTGTTACTAATAATAATGTATTTATTGGCAGTACAACAGACTTACAGCGAATGCTGATTAAGAATGCTGAAGAGCAAAAGGTAATTGATGTCGTTTCAGACGAATCTCAATAGCGGCACTTCTTATCTCGGTAATCCTAATGTAAAACGTGACGGCGTATTACAACAATGGACTGAGTGGGAAGTCATGGAGTACGCGAGATGCAGTAATGATCCTGCCTACTTTGCTCGTACTTACATTAAGATTATATCATTGGATGAAGGTCTTGTAAACTTTAATCTATATGATTATCAAGAAAAGATGTTCGATCACTTCGACACAAACAGATTCTCTATTGTACTTGCGTGTAGACAGTCAGGTAAATCTATATCATCAGTTGTATATCTTTTGTGGTATGCACTCTTTCATCCAGAGAAAACTATTGCTGTTCTAGCAAACAAAGGAGCAACATCTCGTGAAATGCTTCAACGTATCACACTTGCTCTTGAAAACTTACCGTTCTTTCTGCAACCAGGTTGTAAAGCACTCAACAAAGGTTCTATTGAATTTTCTAATAATAGTAGAATTATTGCCGCTGCTACTAGCGGGTCTTCTATTCGTGGTATGTCTGTTAATCTGTTGTTTCTTGATGAGTTTGCTTTCGTTGAACGTGCATCTGAGTTCTACACTTCAACGTACCCAGTCGTCTCTGCGGGTAAAGATACAAAAGTTATCATCACCTCAACTGCCAATGGAATAGGCAATACATATCACAAAATATGGCAGGGAGCAACACAGGGTGTTAATGAGTATAAAGCATTCACTGTAAACTGGTGGGATGTACCTGGGCGAGACGACGAGTGGAAGCGACAGACTATTGCGAATACTTCGCAGTTGCAGTTCGACCAAGAATTCGGCAACACCTTCTTTGGAACAGGTGATACGCTGATTAATGCTGGTTGTCTATTAGACTTGAGAGCAATTAATCCTATACAGATACTAGAAGGCGGTGATTGCCTCGTATATAAAGAACCTGTAAAAAGTCACGAATATATCATGACTTGTGATGTAAGTAAGGGAAGAGGACAGGATTATTCTACATTTACTTTAATCGATATTACTACAAGACCTTTTGAGCAGGTGTGTGTATATCGCAATAATACTATCTCTCCATTACTCTTCCCTGACATTATATATAAATATGCGAAAGTCTACAATGAAGCATATGTAATAGTCGAGTCAAACGATCAAGGCACTGTAGTGTGTCAGGGTCTGTACCACGACTTAGAGTATGAGAATGTCCATGTCGAATCTGCTACTAAAGCAAATCGAATCGGTGTTGAGATGACTCGTAAGTCGAAGCGTCTGGGTTGTTCTGCTATCAAAGATATTCTTGAAGAGAACAAATTAGAAATTGTCGATGAGAATACCATCTTCGAGATGTCTACATTTACAGCACAGGGACAATCATATGAAGCATCTGATGGTAATCACGATGACTTGATGATGAATCTAGTGATGTTTGGTTACTTTGTATCTACTCAGTTCTTTGCAGACATGACAGATATTAACTTAAAGCAGATGATGTTCGAGAATCAGGTTAGACAGATCGAAGATGATATCGTACCGTTTGGTTTTATTGACAATGGCGACGATGAAATACATAGAATAGAACAAGCAGAGAATGATAAACACCAACAATGGTCAACATGGGGCGACGAACCATATTGAAAATAGTGGTATGTATAAATAAAACATTGATATATATTCGTATTATGCATCTCTTATCATATGTTTAACTAATAAAGGACAAGACCATGGCATTTATTCCATCAGAGTCTCCCAACATTACAGTAAAAGAGTTTGACTTGTCAGGTGTTGTTCCTGCGGTCACCACTTCTACTGGTGCAATTGTTGGTGACTTTAACTGGGGACCTATAGGCGTACCAACAAAGATTTCAAACGAATCTGAATTGGTAGGTGTTTTCGGATCTCCTACATTAACAGACGAAGGTTCCGCAGTCGATTACTTGACCGCCGGCGCATTCTTAAAATATTCTAGCGATCTATTTGTTGTGCGTGATGCAACTATTGACGCAAAGAACTCATACGATAGTGACGGCGCTGCTCTTGCTTCACTCATTAAAAACGACGACGATTTCTCGACTAGTAAATCCGCTCTTGTCACTGCTGGACATACGTTCATTGGCAAACACGCAGGTATTCTCGGCAATGACATCGACATTCAAATTGTAGGCACAAACGACTCAGCATGGGCAGCATTTGATCATGCAGGTTCATTCGATTCGAAACCAGGTACATCTGCTCATGTCGCGGCACGATCCGCTGATGGCATTGCCGCTAACGACGAAGTTCACATTGCAGTTGTTGATCGCACTGGTCAATTCTCTGGTGTTGCAGGAACTCTTCTCGAAGCGTTTTCATTCGTATCTTTAGCAACCGATGCT